AACAGGCTGAAAAATTCTGCAGGTCTTGTCGATGCCAGTAGGCGCATGATAGCAAACGGATAACTACTGCTAGTCCACCAGGTATTTTCCACTGGGCTACCGTCACCTGGCAACCAGCTCTTGCGGAATGCTGTAGGATCATATTGTCCTACCACGCTGTCAATGGGTGCCAACAAGTTGCTGTCAATGATACCTGGTATAAAGTTTTCAGAACCATTAGGTATCACTGCTTGTAGTCCAGGTCTAGCAAACTGTGGGCGTATGTAAGGCGCCACAGGATCGGCCACTAGACCCAATTCTAAGTCTTGCCATAAAACCAGGTTGTCATTGGTGTATGGTGCTGGGCCGTAGCGATCTTCCCACCAAGATGGTTGTTCACTGAGACCCAACATTTCCCAGGGAGTAACATTGGGACTAGTAGTATCATAAAAATACTTGTAGATTCCGCGCCAGGCTCCTAACAAGGGTTCACCGTTGATTTTGTTGCCAGCTGTGCTGTAGTTGTAGGTAAACGGATTTTCAGGATTGTATGTTTGTGTGGTATAATCCAGCTTGTTCCAACCTACCCAGGTCAAAAAACTTTCATTGAGAATTTCGTTGATTTCTGCCTGTGAGTAATCTGTGGTGCGGAAGAATCCCGGAACCACATCTTCTACTGTGAGTGGTATAGGATTTCCTTCTGTTTTGAGATTGTTGTAGATTCTGCGCTCAAATTCCAGCAACACTTCATCTCTAATGTCATTGAAGGCCACAGTGATGCTGCCGTCGTGTCCTTGAATGACCACAGTAGGTTCTGTATAGTTTGGATCTAGAAATTGTCTAGGTTCATATTTAGGATACAATCCCAGTTTGGTAGGAGTGTTAGGGCAAAAGTTACCAACAGTGGTTGTGTATTCACGTATGATAAGAACATCACCGACCGCCAATGGAGTAATCACAGTAAGCTGTGGAGAGTCAGGCGAAACTGTGTAGTCTTTGCCCAAAGTTAGCAGTGTAGTTACTGTGCTTTGATTAGGAGCCGGTCGTTGCAGATATACCAACAGGCCATGATAATTGGCTGAGAAAAAATTATAAGTCTGCACAGTGTTAAACACCACTGGTGTGATTGGAGTGATCACCGTCGTGGTTTCAGTATAGACTGGCCCGGAAGGCAACATGTCACTCCAGTAAAACGGATTGATATCAGTGCGTCCTTGAGTGATGTCGTAGATAGCCAAATCTAGTATTCTGGACACTGGAGTGTCCAAAGGATATTCGTTGCGAATTACTGTATCTAAAACAAGATTTTTATATTTGATATACTCTCTACTGTTGTATTCCAGTGCTGCGAAAATATTGTACTCGCGATTTCGCATAAAATACCCGGCCAAGGTCAAAGGACTGCTTTGTTGTAGGATCTGTAGGCCATAAGGTATGATATTACCCAGGTCTCTGGTGTTATTGGCTCCAATAATAGGACCTTGTATGTTCAGCAAATTTTCACCAATGGTTTGATAATGACTGCGAACTGTGCCCAAGGTAAATGTTTCGCTGTTGCTATTGAGCGGATTGTTTTCTAGATTTATAGGAATTTGATAAAATGCCTGGGCACTGATCTGATCGCTGATCACAGCCACTTCAATCACATCACCGGGTGCATAAATCTTGCTCAACGTAATTGTAGTTGTGTTTGCCGTGGTGGTATAAGTGTAGTTTTGAGGTTCTTCAAATGTACTGTTGACATATAATTGCACGGCCGGCACTGTGGAATTGGCATTAACTTTGACATCCAAAAGCAAAGGACTGCCATCGTAACTAAACTGGAACTGTTGACGTTGCAAGCTAGGGGCCACCGCAGGTTGCCAACCAATTTCTCTGATAAAGTTTACTCGATCATTGTATTGTCTAACAAAACCTTGACTGATATTTTCTACCAGACCCCGACCGTTGTCAACATATGCAAAGGTGTCAACATAAAGATTGTTATCAAACACAATGTCGCCCACATTGGCCAGGCTGAGATAACGCACAGGGAACCCCAACACAGCGTCAGGACTAAGATTGCTGGTAGCATAACTGAATAGCTTGCTTCCTACAAAGTCGCTGCTGAGATATTTGGCCTGATTGCTAAAACTCACACCGTCTGAGTCGTATACGTTAAACAACGGTGGTTGATTGACTTTGATTTTGTCTTGAGCTGATAACCATTCTACTCCATCAAACCAAAAACTTTTACCCTGTAATGTGTTTCCACTCAAGCATACCACAGTTTGATCCACTAAAACTTGAGCGTCTGCAGCAGGAACCAAATTGATCACTGGTTGAGCAATCAATGGAGGCACTGTGTCAGGCACAATAAATTGTACTTCGTAAATTTTGTTGCGCACCTGGGAGTCGGTATCGTTGGCAAAAATAACTCGACTGCCTTCAACCAATGTATAACCATCAAAACTGTATCCTGTGGTTCCATTGATGTTGCTCAAGGCATCGGTTTGTTGAAAATCAATAACATTAACTGGTTGCTTGCCTTGTGTGCCAAAATCAAAAAGTCGAGTTCCAGCACGAAATTCTAAGATAGGTCTACGAGCACGCAATCTATTGTCCGGTGAGACTACGGTATTGTTGTACTCAGCCGAAGCAGTGATCACATCTATGTGGAACCAACGATTACTACGTGTCCAAGCGTTGAGGTCTTCACTGGCCCGATTAATGGTCAAGTAGTCGGGCACCAAGGGAGCATTCAGAGTAGCATCATAGTTTCCTACGTCATAAGGGGTGCTGTCATAGGGCACACTCGCACTTTCAGTATAGGTTTCAGGTGTCACGAAATTGGTCACAGGCAGAAGTTTGATAGCTGTGCCTACACCTTCCACATAGTATTCTTGATTTTGATAACTAGTTGGTTCTACTGTACCACGAAACACCACTTTTAGTCCGTTGGTAAACTCTACTCCGTTGGGACTAATATAATTTTTTTTGCCAATAATATCACTGATAAAAATTGTGTCGGCGTTGGCCGAATCGATCAGTTGAATTTGTCCAAAAATCTCAGGATCTGTGCCGTCCTGGTAATACAACACATTTTTAATGGCAGTCAACAAAGGAATTTGTTGGAAAAATCCGCTGTCGTTTTTGTACCATTGTGTGCTGGCATATTGTGTGCCAAACAAAATTGAAAATTTTTCTAAATTGTTTACCGACAACACAGGCACCAATTGCATGTAAAATTGGTCGCCGCTGGTGTTTACGTATTGAATTTGCCACACACTGTAACGCTGACTTTGGCTGGTTATGTCGGTGGTCTGATCATATAGAGTGGTATCGTAGCTACCAACTTGTCCATTGAAACTGTTGTCTCGTGGCAAGGGATCAAATTGTGTAGTTACTTGCCAGCCGCCGGCTTCGGCATCAAGTTCTTGATTTAAAAATACTACGGTTTTACCATTAAGACTAGTAATCCCATCAATGCCAGTGGGATTGGCTTGAAAAAATGGCTCCAAAAATTGATTGTTGATCTGGTTGAATTTTAAATTGGTAATCAGATCCACTGTGCCAGCAGGTTTGCCGGGAATAGTACCAATGGGTGACAAAGTATAGAAAAAATCCTGGGCAGTAGCCAAAGGCACATCAAAGGTCACGGTACCAAGATCCTCGCCATTGTTGATTACTCCCAGTACATCTCTGGAACTGATATTAGGAGTGGCAGGTATACGTCCATTGACTCCAGGATCGGTCTGTATCCAGAATCCTGGTCCAGTTCCTGGAGTGCCATTTATCACTGTAAACACACCTTGCATGCTGAACTGTGTGGGATTTACATAATATAAAGTATCGGGGGCATCTTGAGGCACAGTAAAAGTAATAGTACCAGTAGTGGCTCCATTGCGAGAAACCCCATTGTTATACTGATTGGTTGTGCCCAGTGTAGGTTGAGTCTTGATAAAAAATGGATACACTCCATCAAAGGACAAAGTAAATGTGTAGGTATTGCCGCGCACCAAAGTGATAGCAGGATTGTCTTGAAAGTCAATTACATAGGCATTGTTGGTCCTATTGGTTACACCATAATTAACATCTTCCTTGGCATTTTGTGCCACCTGAAAAGTGTAATTGCCCTCTCGAGCCAATCTAATAACAGGATTATTTCCGTTTACGCCACTGAAAGTATAAACTCCATTGTCTCGTGTAACTACAAAATTGTCTGTGAGTGGAACACCTGTAGAGGCTACATCCACTGCGTCAGGGCCAGCTGGCAACCAGTAGTATTGGCTGTAATTGACAAATTTGTCAAAATCTACAAACGGATCCCATGTGTAATATTCGCTGGTGTAGAGTCTATCAGCATTGTTGATTTGAGCGCCTTGCAAAGCCAACGCATCATTGATTCCAGGATAGGTAATAGCATCCTGGATATTGTTGGTATCGGGTTCTAGACTGATAACCCCGGGTTCCAGCTGATAATTGTTGCGTTCAGCTGTGGGCTCAATTACATATCGATCTGCGGCATTGACTCCGGGTCCTATCTTGCGACCAGCAAATCCTTGTGTCTTTTGAAACGCAGGTTCTTGCGTGAGCTGATCCAGGGTGGCGTTGAGAAACTGCCGATTGACTGGCGTTTGAAATATTTCTGGCAGAAATTCAACAGTGCGAACTCGAGCCATTAAATTACTCCACTGCCAGGGGCAGTTCTAATGTTGGTAGAAGTCAAGGCCGTGATAACCTCTACATCATTAACCGTGGCACCGTTGACAAAAATCTGATTGGGTGCGCTGCGTATTTCGTAAAGGTCACCAAAATACTTTTGTGGATTAAGTGGTACCAGGACCACACTGCTGACTATGTCTCCAATCTGCGAATGTATGTAGGCGGCCAATTCACTGAAATAGAATGTGTCACCAAAATCCCATTTGTCAAGACTAAAATAAGCATCCATGTTGGCCACAACCAGATTCTTGATTTCGCTGACACTGGCCGTGCTCTGACTGTTTCTAATAACTTTGATTGTGGCACGGAGTTCTTCGCTGGCTTTTTGTCCAAACACAGGTTTAAATTCCACACTGTTGAGAATCATGTTGTCCGAAATCATTTTGTATTCTTGTAGGCCAGCATATTCAGTTGTGAGCTGATCAATGGTAGGTGGTGTAGGCTCCGGCACAGTATTGGTAACGTCTTTGAGCCAGTTTTGATAGGCTGTGTAATAACTCAATGTGACCACGTAAAGATCAATGATATTGGTGGTTCCTGGATCCAACCTTGATGTCAACGGACTGTTGTGTCTGTACTGAAAATAAAGATCTTGACGACCGGTTCTGGCAATAAACTCTGTGTTAACCACTAGTTCTCTCACACCTTGAGCATTTAAGACCAAGGTGTAGAATGTAGGAGTAATGGTGTTGTTGGTAAGTTGACCGTAGGCATAAAATACCTGTCCAGGAACGTATTCTTCTTTGACCAACTCAATATCATCTAAAGTAGCATATTCACTGTTCACTCGACCCGACTCTACCAACAGATATCGTTGTAGGTTGTCAAAATCCACGGTTTGTTGCAGGAACACCCAAGGTGAATTGGCTGTGGCTGGGCTAGGAACTGTTCCTATGATTTCGCTAAAGAAATCAGGATTGTCAGGCACACCATCGCTGTCTGAATCTTCAAAGCCGACCAAGACCTGGAAGTCATCTACAAATCCATCACTTTCTACAGGCTGACCAATGATCTTTAATCTGATGTCTCCCTCAAGAGGCAAGTTTGAATTGGGTCGACTATTGGTCTTGAGCACGTTGATAAAATCGCTGATCACTGTGCCTGTGCGACTGTCGTAGATTTTTTGATTACCAAAAAAGAAAAATCTTGTTTGTAGCACACTGCCAAAATAGTAATTGAGATTTCTTGAAACCACTGTGTAGTTTTGTCCATCTGTGGTGGCTTGTATAAACCAACTGGCATCAAGATTTGTGCCAGAGGTGTTGCCAGCGTTGGTCTGACTCCAGGCAGCATTGATTGCCAGATTGGCAGCAGTAATCAAATACCAAGTTCCGGCTGTGCCTGTAACTGTGCCGGTGTTGTCATAACCCAGACCAAAATTTTGATTTAGTATAATTTGATCTAAAATGCTCTGTTGTAAACTGGTTGAAAATTCTGTCACAAACAACGGAATTACCTGAGCGGCTATAGCGCCGGTGGGTACAAAATTATTCAACACTACTGGTCCTTGCCCATTTTCTAGGTTACCTAGACCCTGATTGGTTCCATCCACAAACACTGCTGTGGGACTGGCCCAGATCACCAGCTTTTCGTCAGCACGTGTGGGTACGCCTACTTGCAAACGATTATTGGCATCAAAATAGTAACCTGCAGGCGGAACAAATTTTACCAAGCTACCTACCACTATATATTTCATGTTGTTGTTGGTATAGATGCCAATGGGCTCAGGATTACCTGAAATGTTTTTAAAGTAACCTGTGGTTTCATTGGCCAACACTGTGCTTTGATTCCAGGTCACTCCCAAGTTAAGCAATGATGGGCGAGCATAATTGGCATAGTAAAATTGTTGAGCTCCTGCTTGGACCAACAAAGGTGTAATACGATTGGTGATTATGTCTGTGATATCATTGTTTGTGAGCCAGGCAAACTGAAAAGCTGGCAAATCATTGAATTCATACAAGGCTCCGTCACTGCTAAAAGTGTTGGTGCTGGAATATTTGCCAGTGTTGTCTACCAAGTCTAGATAGCGACTGGTACCAATCGATGCACGATTCAAAGCCTTGCTTTTTAAAATACTGTTGTAGGCCGTGAATGGAAAATTGTTGTAGTCTTCGCCGTTGACCATGCGGTTTTGTGTGTAATAACGAGCCGGTGCACGTTGCTTGATTTCCTCGATAGTCTCTCGGGCTTGTGCGTTGCTCACAGGTTCGGTGATGCCACAGGTAAATGTAATAGTTTCAATTTGTCCAGTGCGGCTCACGTAGTTGATAGGTATCTGCACACTCTGCATTTCTTCTGGATTGATAATGTACTGCAAGCCATTTGAAGCACGCACATAGGCACGGAACAGGCCCACCGGTATTGTAGCAAACACACCATCGCCAAAGTTGAGAGTGATTTGATCGTTGCTTCTTGAGGTCACACTGAATATGGTCCTTGTTCCTGGAGTTAACTGCTCAACGGCAGCCCCATACACACTTTCCACAAACTGCCATTCACGAGCCACATTGCCTAGATTATCTAACTGATACAACCAACGGTCGGTGTTGTTGATACCTTCAATGTTGATATTGACCGCACGATTGTCCACACGTTCTGGCAAGTTGAAGTCTTGATTCTGTAGGACACCTTGTTTGAACAAGAAAAAATATCCTGTGTTGGCCGAAGCAAAACCCAGTTCATCGTTGCGAAACAACATGTTGAATCTGCCGTTGGGCAAGGGACTGGGTTCCACTATGACTTTGTTTCCGTCGGCGCCCACTGCTGTGGCATTGACTGCTTCAAACGGCATGTTGACGCCATCAATGGTGGCTGTGTAGGGCACCACTGGTAAAAATCCTGGCACCAAATTGATAGTGTACTCGTCGGTGCGTACACCTAAAATGTTGTTTCTTGCTCCGGGACGGCCCACACGTTGTGTGTCTACTAGGCTGGCATTGACAATAGCCGTGAACTGTTCTTGCCAGTCAAAATTGCTGGGGTCAGCCCAATTTACTGTGACATTGGCCAGGTTGATGCCGTTGTAGTCTATGACGTTTTCGGTGGTTTGAACTGAAAATACCTTGAGATAACCACTGGCACAGGTGTTGCGCTTGGGTGTATATGACACTAAATTTGCCAGCTTTACCACGCTGTCTCTGCGTTCTGCTGTGTCTAAATAATTCTCACGTGTGTTGAGGTCTGTGCGGAAGGCCAGCGCCTGACCCATGAATGCCATGACATCCAGCAAGGCAATAAATTCTGAACTTTCAATGTAGTCATTGAATGTCTCTGGATAGTACAACCGCAAATAGTCCACAAAACTCTTGCGCAAGGTTTCAAAATCATAGCTTTGAAAGTCGCCTTCGCGGTAGGTTTGATAGATTCTTTTCCAATCCTCAACTCCAAATACAGCGGTTTGTCTAGTGGTTCTGGCCATGGTCTTCCTGTGTTTTTATTATTTATGGATTTAATAAACTGAGTAGTTTAAGTTACACGAAGCTGGCCCGGCGCTGAGTCTGATCAAAGAATATACTGAGTCTCTCAGCACTGGTGCTGGGCACCACAGTGATTTCCAACTGTATCAACATGCCATTTTGTTGTGGAAACAGTTCAACACTACTGACAAACACTCGGGGATCGCCGCCGGCCACACGCTGTATTTCTGCAGTGATTCCACGCTCGGTTTCCTGTGTTTGATTTTCAAACACATAGTCCCAGATCACAGTGCCATAACCAGGACGACCCACCAGTTGACCTTGACGGATATTAAAGGCGTTGAGCAGGTCGCGCTTGATCAGTTCAAAATCTACCAAGGTAAATTTTTTGTTTTGATCTATGGTGTTGAATCCGATAAAAGTGGCCATGCAGTATTTACTCCGGTTAAATTGTCACTGTTTGTCCAAATGTACCACTACCAGGACGTGACAGATTCCTCAAGAAATTTTGAGCCTGTTGTATGTCCAATCTAGGAGCCAACGAAGCTAGGCTGGGGTATTGAAACACTGGCAAGGGCACCTTGTCACTGCCCACTATTCGCGCAAAGGCCGCATCTACCGTGGCACGATTTACAGTGTTATTGAAACCAGCCGCGACCTGGGTGCCCGATACTAAATCTCCGCCACCGCCAAACAAATCTCCCACAGCACCTATGTTGGCAAAACTACCAAGGTTGCCAAAAGCGTTGGTCAATCCACCCAAGTTACCAACACCGCCAAGATTGGTTATGCCGCTGAGCGGATTAGCAAAGTTTGTGGCAAAGCTGCCGGCCTTCCCAAATATGTCAAGATTGGCAGTGAGGTTGCTCAGGCTTCCTGGTACTAGATTGGTAAGATTTGAAGTAATACCATTAAGACTTCCAGTGAGTCCACCGGCCAAATTAGAGAACTGCCCAGTGATGTTATTAAAGCTGCCTCCCAGCCCGGCAGTAAGATTGCTTAATCCTGAACTGGCTAGATTACTGATGCCGCCGGTATCGTTAAAGTTCAATCCTCCAGACTTGGCCCATAGCGCAGTGGCTTGGCTGCCAAACTTGCTGGCGTTGGTCACCAAGGCTCCTACACTGCCGGTGATCTGATTGTTCAAACCCTGTGATAAACCAGCAAGACTTACATTAGACAAGTTGCCAATGCCAGCAGTAAGACTACTGATAGCACCACTGCCGATTGTGTTGAGATTTATATTGGCTGTGCTGAGCAATCGATTCAGTACGGTTGACGAAGTCACGGCATTGCGTGCCACTTCATTCAAACTGCCCAAGTTGGTTCCCAACAAACTCAATGCAGTCAGTGCCGATACCGACTGCAGGCCTGAATTAACAAACACTTGTCCGGTGCTGATCTTGACACTGGGCTGAGAGGGTGCGGTTATGGTGCCGTTGGCCAAGAGCTGGTCATAGCTTTGTTGCATGATTTCTGTTTGGATTTGACTTTGTGCTATTGGGTCGCTCAGTAAATCTGACAAGGAATAAATGCCGCCTTGCCCGGTCCATACACTAGGACTGCTCATGACTGCCACAAAGTCTTCAGGATCAACAGCAAAAAATCTCAAGCTGGTTCCAGGTTTGACATATCCTGCCTGCTCCAGGGCATAGGCAGTAAATCCGTATCGACCTATGCCCTTGGTTTGAGAAATTTGATCACTTTCTTGATCTACTAAATTGGCAATCTGAGCTAGAAGCTTTTGAACCTGATATGAAGTCAGCGGCCCTACGGTGCCTGGGCCCAGACCATCGCCCTGGGCCAGTACAATGTCGGATTCGTCAATGGGACTGGTCAACGGCACATTGGACAAATTGGGTATACCAGCTATCACAGGCAGGCCCTGTATGATGGCCAGTACTGGAGCATTGTCTACACCGGCTGTGCCACGATCCAGGCGACTGAGTTCAAATTTAGTGATCTGTGTGTCTGCTCGGGTTAGAGTCTGTCCGCTTTCATAACCCACAAAGGTCCCGGCCGCAACTTGTTCATAGAAAATTCTATCAGCCCGGGCCTGTGTAGCATCAGCAGGACCTCGCACTACAAATTCAGCACCGCTGGGAAGAGTATAGTTGAATATGCTCATTTTTTGGTAATACTCCACTCGTCGGGCACATCCGGAGCATCTGGAGGTGGTGTACTTTGTCCTTCCTCCAAGGACACACTCACAGGAACACCTTGATTGTGATAAGGATAAGGTTCGTGCGTGGGTGCGCGAGTCACAATGCTTTCTAGTCCAGTGGCATTCACTGTCCAACCTGTGCTGCTGTTGAATTCTGTTTCAGGCATGAGAGTTTTGGTAATTCCTCTGGGTGTGGTGATAGGCAGACCAGGAGCTCCGTTGAGACTGATAGGAAGCCCTTTGAGAGCCAGAGGTCCTGAAGCTTCCATGCTGGCCAGCTTGCCTTTGAGTGCCAGGGTTCCGTTGCTTTTGACTCCGATCTGCGAGCTGGCAAACAAGATCAGGTCTTTTTTGCAGGCCACATTCAAACTACCATCACTTTGTATGGCTGTGCCTCCAACACTTTTTATATTGATTTTTTTACCAGCAAACATGTTGATGTCTTCGTCGGCATGCAGATTGATTGTGCCTTGTGTGCGCACATTCACACTGTTAGTGGCAAACACATCTACTGTGCCTTCCTGGCCTAATTCAATCCAGGTTTGTCCATTGGCATGAGTGATATAAAAACAATTGCCGTCATCGCTCATGGTTATTTGATGACCTTTGCTGGTTCTTATGCGAATTAAGTTGTCATCACCAGTGAGGTTGCCATCGTCCATGACAAAGGTGTGACCGCCGCGTCGACCAATGACTTTGAGATCAGCCAGACTTTCACCGCTGAGTTCTTTGAGCGCATCTCGATCCCCATTGATTCCACCGCCAAGTCCACCTTGATAGATGGCACGACCAGGAGTGCTCATACCATAACAGGCACTGGGACTTTCACGCTGGCTGCTGGAGCCTATGCTACCTCTAACAGGATCATTAATCAATCCTTGCTGAAATAAAGTGGCTGCTACGTAGCTGTGAACTGGCTTGGGTTGATCAAAGAATCTAGGGTTTTCGTTGGTGGCTGGATTGTCAGGACTGTTGTTGATTTCAGTGACCGGCAACAGTGGTGCTCCAGCAAAATATGTGGCTTGATTGTTGTTTTGCGTCTGTGCCAGGCTTCTAGGCACTGAACCGATGGCTGGGATCATGCGGTTAATACCTTGCTCGGGTATGCAACCCACATAGTATCCTTGATTGGGATCGCCTTCTACAAAGAAACACAATACATTGACGCCAATGTCAGGAGGTGTAAACCACATGCCATAGCTTTGTGGATTGCCATTGATGTAAGTTCCTGTGCCAGCACTGCCACCGCGCGGTGTGGCTCCATAGAAAGGTGGACAGTAGCTGACCGTGCGCCACAAGCTAGGATCTTCTGGATTGGGTCCAGCAAACTGCTCTATGTAAACCTGCAGGCGTCCTTGACGTGTGGGATCAATGTTGTTGGTCACACGACCAATAAATGGACCAAATTCTGTGGGACTTCCACCACGATCAAATTTATAACTACGGGGTTGTCCTCGACTGCGTTCAATATTTTCACCGGCCATTATGTCTCTCTGCTTCTAAGTTGTGCATCAGGGGTGTCTACTACTCCTGCCAACACATTGTTTTCATCAGGAGTGACTATGGGTACAATATCGCCATCGCTGGTGGGCGATTCTGGCGGTG